ACCCCATGCAATCCGGCGGCAGTTTTGCAACGCGGGACTATGGAGATTACTGGATCAGCCTTTCAGGGTCAGACGGTGCGGCGGGATCGGTCAAGACACCAAGACCGGGCAACGGTTTGGCGATGCGTTCGATCTGTTCGTGCATTTTGAGCACGCCGGAGACTTCAACGTAGCGGTGCGGACGTTCGGCGCGCTTCACAGGCTAACCAATATGCCCGGCCCGTCTCACGTTCCGGCCGGTATGATGCCGACCGCGCCTGTGCAGGGGATGCCGACCGCGCCACGGGCGGCCAGTGTGGTCGATCTGATCTGTGAGCGGATCAAAGACAACCCCCTGACGGCGGTGGAATTGCTGGCAGACGAAATTGCGCGCCTGTCGCCTGCTGACCGCGCCACTGTGCTAGATTTCTGTCAGGAGTATCGCATCAAAGTAAAGATGCAGGCGGCAGTGAAGCGTGCGGTGACAGCGTTTCTGGCGGCCAAAGGTGCTGTTGCGTTGCAGACGCCGGAATATGCCGAGTTGAGTTATTACTTCATTGTCCGAAACGAGGACGGGCAGGCGGTGGCGGTGGATGCCCGCGGCGGGATGCAACCACAGTCCCGCACACAGTTCCGGGATGCCATGGCGCAACTGCCGCCGATCATGATCGAGGATAAGGCCACAGGCAATGCGCGGGCCAAGCTGGCGGCAGATTATTGGTGGGAACATCCCGACACGCTCAGTTATCACGCAACGGGATATAATCCGCTGGAGGGTGTTGAACTTTATGACGACAAGGCGCGCAAGATCCGCAACGTCTACGAGCCCGGACATGCCGCGCCCGCAGCGCCGGTCGGACCTGAAGCGGTTGAGCCGTTCCTGCACGTTATCCGGTCAAACTTCCCGGACGCATCAGATCAGCACACGCTGTTGCAAATTCTGGCACATCTGGTGCAGCGGCCCGGCGTCATGTTGCGGTGGGCGCCCGTGATGCAGGGCACGCCGGGGTGCGGCAAGGGCACTATTTCCCAAGCCGTCGCGTATTGTCACGGGCGCAAGAACGTGGCGCATCCATCGCCTGACGTGATCGCCACAGACTTCAATGGTTATATGGACCGCAAGACGCTGATCGTGGTGAATGAGATAGGCGACCACAGCAAGCGCGAATTGTCGGTGCTGGCCGAAAAGATCAAGCCATGGATCACCGACGACGACGCGCATATTCATGGTAAAGGTAAAGGCTCATTCGACACGCAGAATTTCACCAACTGGATATTCACCACGAACCATCTGCACTGCATGCTGGCCACGCCGGGCGAACGCCGCTACGCACATTTCATCTCAGCCCTGCAAACCGAAGATGAAGCCGCGCGGGCGTTCTATCCCGAATGGTGGACGGGCAGCACAGGCGACTGGTGGGGCTCCTACTACGATTGGTGGGGTGCAGGTGGGGCCGAGGCGGTGCGGGGTTATCTCGGTCACATGGCGCTTGATGTTGCGCCTTCCCGTGCGCCTGTCACGTCCAGCACGGCTGAGGCGATGCACGCGGGTGACGGGGCTGCTGTGGGGCTGATCAGGTCGGCTGTGACAGAAGGCGCGGCAGGCTTCAGGGGCGGGTGGGTTTCAATCAACGCGGTGCGTGATCTGCTTGAGTCTGAAGACCTCAAGGTGCCGGGCGGACCGTATCTTGCCCGACAGCTTGAACAGATAGGTTACAGGCACACTACGCGGTGCAACACGTCGCCATCTGAAGCTGATCGCTTTCGAAAGGCGGCGACAAAAACCCGGCTATATCATACCGAAGACCTTGCAGGCCAAGGCCCTGCAGACATCATGGCGCTCTATGACGCAGCGCAGCGATTGGGTGACAGCGGTCCGGTCCGGTCAACAGTAATTAAGATGCCCGGTCTATAAATAACGCCCCGCCCCGTTAAATTGTGGCGGGGCTTTTTTGTGCCTGATGGACAGATAGTCTGGTCCGGTGGACACATAACCTGTCCAGCCATAAGTCTTTGATTTCTTTGGTTTTTTATGCTACTGGACAGATTGGACATATAGTTAGAGGTGTTTCGTATGTGCAAGAAAATGTGAGGTTTTATAATTACTGTAATTACGTTGGCTGTTTTCTCACCCGCTATAGGCTCAAAGGTAGATTGCTGTCCGATCTGTCCGCGCTTCAGGATTACGCTATAAAATCAAAGGTTTAACAGGTGGACAGATGGTTTTTCGTATCTGTCCAGCACAAACCGCTTGCATATGGCGGCAATAAGCGGCAATATCACTCAAACGCAACCGGAGGAACACCATGCATATGCCCCGCAACGGATTTGACAGCCTGGCCGCAGTGGCCCGCCTGAACGACGACAACACGTCACATCACAGGGAACGCTGGCCGTCTCTGGATTGGGTGTGGGATGAACTGGACATGCTGCGCCGCTGGCAGGACGAGGCGGTTGATCATGACGATCATGACGCGCTTGAGACGGAGCGGGACGCGCTGTCAGAGGCCGCAGAGCAGCGGGACGCGCTGTCAGAGGCCGTCCGGCTGCTGTTGGAGCCTGAGCCGGATATGGAGCGCGTGCAGGACATTCTGATGGGGGGCTGGTGATGACCGATACTGACGAGCAAGCTGCACGCATGCGGGCCATGTGGTCTGCCGTGGCATTAACATCACTCAATGATGCAATTCGCCATGCCTCAAGGGAATCCAAAAAGAACAAAGGCCGGGCGCTGAAAACCCTTGAATTGTGGGCAAACTCGCGGGACGGTCGGGAAGTGTTCAGTCTGGCTGGTATCAACCCTGACAAGCGTACCACTGACTGCATGTTGGCATTCGCGGCCAAGGGTGTGCCACCCACAATGTCGCGCAAAAAAGGGGCGAAGCTGTGATGGCTTGCCATACGTAATTACCCGCGCTATATTTAATGCATGGTAAAAATGCCCGAACCCAGAACGCCATCACCGACAGGCAAGGATCCTGCTACGGGTAAATTCGTGGCGGGTAATCGCTTCTGGGAACAACGGTCATCGCACGGCGCAAACCCTAAGTTTGAAAAAGCCAGCGATCTATGGGACGCTTGCGCAGAATACTTTGAATGGAACGCTGACAACCCGCTTTATGAGGCTCGACCGTTCGCGTTTCAGGGTTCAGTCACCATTGCACGTGTTGAAAAGATGCGGGCGATGACGATCGGTGGGCTTTGCATGTTCCTGGATGTGACGTTCAAGACGTGGACGGATTGGCGCACAGATCGTTCCGATTTATCTCATGTCATAGCGTGGGCCGAAAATGTGATCTACCGTCAGAAGTTTGAGGGCGCTTCTGCTGACATGCTAAACCCGAATATAATTGCCCGTGATCTTGGCCTTGCCGACAAAAAGGACTTGTCGTCCACCGATAAAAGCATGTCGCCAAAGGCCGCCCTGGACCTGTCTCGCCTGTCACCTGAAGCACTGGCGGAAATTGGCAGGCTTTCCGATGCTGCCGACGATTGACGACGCACTGGCGGCTGATAAGCTCGCGTGCAGTCGATCCCTTGCCTATTTCGTAGAGCGCGCATGGCGTCACATCATCCCTGACACGTATCAGCACGGGTGGCACATAGACGCGATCTGCGAGCACCTGGAGGCGGTCAACGCCGGGCAGATTACGCGGCTGCTGGTTAATGTCCCGCCCGGCACGTCCAAGTCGACCCTGATCGGCGTAATGTATCCGGCGTGGCTTTGGGGGCCAGCGGGCAAGCCTGAGCACCGATACATCGGCGCGGCTCATGAGCAGGGTTTGGCAGTGCGCGACAACCGGATGATGCGCGAACTGGTCAACTCCCCTTGGTATCAAAGGCGCTGGCCGATTTCGATGATGGGCGACCAAAACGAAAAGCTGTATTTTGAAAACGAGCATCGTGGATTCCGTCAAGCCTGCGCCGTGGCGTCAATGACGGGCCGCCGCGGGGGCACGGTGGCGTGGGACGATCCTTTATCGCCGGAAAAGGCAAACAGTCCAACGCACCGCGAAACGGCAATCCGCGTGCTGTCCGAAACCGTGCCCACCCGCTTGAGCGATCCGGCAAAATCTGCAATCATCGTGGTCATGCAGCGGCTTCACGAGAAAGACCCAAGCGGGCACATTATCGCCAGTGATCTGGGATATGAACACCTACGCATCCCGATGGAATTTGATCCGGCGCGGCGATTTACAACATCGATTGGCTGGACGGACCCGCGCCAGACCACCGGCGAATTGCTGGATCCTGTCAGGTTTCCGCCAGCAGTCATCGAGCGCGACAAAAAGGCGATGGGGTCTTACGCGTGGGCCGGTCAGATGCAGCAGCTACCCAGCCCCGCCGGGGGCGGCATATTCCGCTCCGACTGGTGGCAGTATATGGACACCGCCCCGCCTATCGAGTGGCGGTCGATCTATGCCGACACGGCGCAGAAAACCAAAGAGACGAACGATTATTCAGTGTTTCAATGCTGGGGCCGGTCGCGCACAGGGCAGGCTGTTTTGCTGGACATGGTGCGCGGTAAATGGGAAGCGCCCGAATTGCTGGAACGTGCCCGCCAATTCTGGGCAAAGCATAACGCGATTGACGGTCAAGGGGCGCTGCGGTCATTCAATGTCGAGGATAAGGTGAGCGGCACGGGTTTGATTCAGCAGTTGAAGCGTGAGGGCGTCCCGGTCTTGCCGATCAAGCGCAACATCGACAAAATAACGAGGGCATATGACGCCGCGCCGTTCATCGAAAGCGGTAACGTGACACTGTTACGGGGCGTGCCGCATCTGTCGGACATGATGGGAGAAGCTGAAGCCTTTCCAAACGGCACGCATGATGATACGCTTGATCCGATGATGGACGCGGTATCCAGTATTTTACAGGGTTCAATCAATTCATGGGCTGGAACAATATGACAATCATGGACGGCCTGCGCAACATCGTCGCCAATCTCGGCACGGATCGCGACAAGGCATCGCACACCCATTATTACAACACCACAATCGCCGACGATCAGCTTGTCGCCATGTATCGCACCAGCGCCATTGCCCGCAACGTGGTGGACCTGCCCGCAGAGGATGCGACCCGTGAATGGCGGGAATGGCAAGCCGATGCGGTGCAGATCAGCGCGATTGAAGCTGAGGAAAAGCGTCTGGGCTTGCAGGGCAAGACGATGCAAAACCTCAAGCGCGCGCGGCTGTTCGGCGGCGCTGCAATCTATATCGGCACGCGCGACCTGGACGCATCGAAGCCGCTGGATCCGGCCCGGATCGGC